GCGGGAAGATTACTTGGATACCCTACATGTTGTATTGAACATTTCAACAAATATTGGGTAAACCAAGGATATGTAGATTCTACGTGGACAATGGCAGCTGACAAGCTGACGTTAACCGACAACGATCACACTATTCATATTAATGCAGACACTCCACCAGAATGTAATATTCTTTGGCGGTGGCAAGGTATTCGACTAGTCTCGCATCTTCCATGTTCATTTGATTGTAAAGCAACAGAAGAACTTGGTATGAAAATGGCAGAACTTGGTCGTACACTTGGATATAATAAGGAAATTGATTGGATTTATGAAATTCTTTCGTGGCCCGTGGAATGGTCAGCGTTACACGGTATCGCGGAAATTCGTACCCCAATCAATAAGATATCATCACGTACAGATATGACACCGTGGAAATACACGGTACAAAAGTTGAGTCATTCATATCCAGAAGATGGTATGTCTGGTATTACGTATCCGTATAATCAAAAGAAAATTAAAATTAAACCCATTACCAAAACTCTATCGTTTGCTAAGTCATTGGAAGATACTTCTGTATGGGAAGAGAATGGATTTAGTAACAAGGGTGCAATGGATCATTTCCATCAAGTTATTCTTGATGCAATTGGAGATATGAAGTATGTTCCAAGTGGAAATGTTCTTGACCTTGGATGTGGTAATGGTGTCTTGTTAGGTCGTGTGGTGGGAGATAGACAAGATTTGATTCCGCATGGTGTGGAAATGGATAAGCAACGTTGTATGTCGGCAGCAACAACAATCCATTGGGGAATGTTTACAATGGGTAGTATGTTTGATTTACATACGTGGAATGAAAAAGCATATAGTCTTGTTCTCCTAATGCCAGGCCGATTATTGGAAACAACAAAGGTAGTAGCGGAACAAGTTCGTAAGCAACTTTATGAAAAGACAGATTTATTGTTAATTAATCTGACCTGTGATTGGACACAGCAGTATGGTTCAATTGATAATATTATGAAGATTACTGGTCTTGACCAAGAATGGGAACCAGAAGGTAAATTAATCCATCGTCAAGACGATATGGCACAACTCTTTAAACGTAAGGTGTAATATGACAGAAAAGAAACGTGAAGTAACAGAAATTCCTGTACCCTTAGCAATCCGACAATTAGTTGAACTCCACAATAGTCGTATTCGTGAATATCAACAAACCTCATTACGAGAACTTCAAGATGCTAATGTGGAATTAATGACAATAATGGGATTACTTCCACAAGACGGATGGCGTTTAGATATGGAATCTATGAAGTATGTGAAGATTCCAACCCAAACAACAGATGGAACTCCACAAGTCGGTTGAACACGTAATCTTTACGTGGGGTAGATTCAAAGGACACTCCTTAGCACATGTTGCGAGGAGTGTTCCTTCGTATTTAGAATGGATGTCTGGGCAAGAGGGATTACCAGAAGTATGGAGAATTGCCGCGGCAAAAACTCTAATGGGAGAGGATGTTAGTGAATTAGATTTACCACGAACAAACAATCCAACTATCTCATATAAAGATTTACCAAAAACATCAAGTGATAAAGTAGAGGTATTATTAGTAGATAATAAGACCGCTGCTATTGTCATGCCATATGACAAAGCGATGTTGGCAAAGTTCAAGTACGAGATAGATGGTCGAAAGTGGAACAACGATGATAAACATTGGGAGTTCCCGTTAGTACATCTTCCGAAAGTATTTACTATTTTCAGTAATATCAAATGTGATAAGAAAGTATTGGATAAAGTTAAAGAACTTAAATCTCGTAGACATGACCTAGACGAAATTCGTTCCTTGGAAGATACAGAGTTTGATATCAAAGGAATGAAGCTTACTTTATATCCGTATCAAAAAGTTGGTGTGAAATTCGTAGATAGAGCTGGGGGTCGGTGTCTTATCGCAGATGCGCCTGGGTTGGGTAAAACCGTACAAGCAATTGGATACGCACAACTTCACAATCTCAAAACATTAATTGTGTGTCCGTTGTCCGTAACAATTAACTGGCAACGTGAGATTAAAAAGTTTACTGGTAAGAAATCTACTATCTGGGATAGTAAACATTACGATGGGGAACTGGATAATCAGTTTCATATCGTGCATTATGACGCAGTACCAAAAATTGATAAAGCACTCCGTGCCCAAACATTTGACCTCTTGGTATGTGACGAAGCAACGTTTCTTAAAAATCGTCAAACTATTCGAGCAAAATCAGTATTGGGGTCGTGGAAAGAACGAAGAAAATATCCTGGAATTAAAACAAAATATTCGATATTTTTAACGGGTACTCCTGTTATGTCTCGTCCTATTGAGGCGTTCTCATTATTAAACTTTTTGGATAAGGATAGATTTAATAACTTCTATCACTTTGTAGAACGTTATGGTGGGTGGAAGGGGGACGCACCTCGTAACCTGCAAGACCTACATGACCGCACAAAAGATTTGGTCATTCGTCGTAAAAAAGATGAAGTATTGAAAGAGTTACCAAAGAAGCAACGTAATGATTTGTATGTAGAGCTTACCAAAGACGAAAAGAAAGAATACCAAGCACTATTAAAAGAAGTTTTTGGGAAGTGGAAAATGGATGGAAAACCATCAGTCACCCACATGCCAAAACTCCAAGCATTTCTTATACAAAAGAAAATGCCTCGTCTTATAGAAATGATTGATGAGTTCTTGGATAATGATAGATCAATATTAATATTCAGTTGCTATATTCAACCATTAAAATTTTTGTTGGAGCATTATGGTAATAAAGCAGCAATATTGACGGGGGAAATGAATCGTAATCAACGTCAAGAAACGATTGATAAATTGACCAACGGAGAAGCAAAAGTAGGATTATTTAGTATTCGTGCCGCAGGTATGGGTATTGACGGATTACAGAAAATCATAGATACAGTTGTCTTTTTGGATATGGATTGGGTACCTGCGAATCACGAACAGGCAGAGGACAGAACCCATCGTATCGGTCAAACGAACCAAGTCCAAGCATACTATATGATTTGTGAAGAAAGTATAGACGAGTACATGCGGGATATCTTGAAGGATAAACAGCAAATTGCGGACCTCATTGTAGACGGAGCATTGGTCACGCCGGATAGTAATAAATCATTTTTTAGAGAATTTGTTCGACGAATTAATACCCACTATAATACACATTTTACCGATGAAAATGTAGATTAACGATATTTATATCAAGTATTTATAACACAAGGAGTTACTTATGTCAAATGTTACATTCCCTACGGAAGTAATTGATTTACCAAGTAAGGGCAAGTTTTACCCAGTAGGACATCCATTGGCATCAGGTCAAATTGAGTTGAAGTATATGACCGCCAAGGAAGAAGATATTCTGACCTCACAGAACCTTATCCAAAAGGGTATCGTTCTTGATAAATTAATTGATAGTTTGATTGTTACAAAGGGAGTAACCCACGAAGATTTATTGTTGGGTGACTTAAACGCAGTAATGGTTGCATCACGTATTCTTGGATATGGTAAAGATTATCCTGTGAATGTTACCTGTCCAAAATGTGGTGCTTCGGCAGAACACGTTGTGGATTTGTCGCAATTAGAATCCAAGGATATTACGGAAGAAAATGTAACGGTTACACTACCAGTCAGTAAGAAAACTGTTAAAGTACGGTTGTTAACTCGTAAAATTGAAAAGGATATCCAGAAGGAATTGGATGCGTTGAAGAAGGTGGGAATGCAGGTAGAACCAGAAGCATCTACGAGATTACGTTATCTTATCGCAGAAGTGGATGGGTCGTCTGAACCAAAACTTATCCGTGAAACAGTAGATAATATGTTGGTTGCAGACACACGAGCACTTCGTGAGTTCTATAAAACAGTTACACCAGATGTGAAGTTTGAAGCACCGTATACGTGTGAAAAGTGTGATAATGCAACAACACTACCTATTTCCATAGGCTTGAACTTTTTTTGGCCTGACGCAAGAATATAGGTTGCAGATGCATAAAGTCATCTTTTCTATGGTGTATCACGGAAAAGGTGGGTTTACATTTCAAGATTTATATAACATGCCCGTGTTCTTGCGCGGCTTCTATTTGAAGGAAATGAATGACACAGTAGAAAGAGCAAACGCAGAAATAGAAAAGGTTACAAAAAAACCTCGTAAATGAGATAGTAGATGGCCACACCAGACGAAGTAAACACAGCAAATGAAGAAT